AAAAGAACGCAAAAAAGACATCATTGATATCAATGTAGGTGCTGGAGGCACTGATTTAATCACTGATGACTTCATTACAGAAGGATATTACGCTGATGGAATCAATTTTACGATAGATGAACCACCAGAATTGGGATGAAATGAGTGAGCATCTGATACTAGATGTCTACGATGGGTATTTTGAGGACTTAAATAGTCCAAATTTCCTTCGTGACATCTTCACTCGTGCTATTTTGAAGTCGGAGATGACAATATTAAATGAATATACACATAAATTCAGTCCATGTGGTGTTACATCTCTTTTTGCATTAGCAGAAAGTCATGTTTCTTGTCATACTTGGCCTGAATTGGGTCGTTTGAACGCAGATTTCTTCACTTGTGGTGAAAAAGACCCCAGAATTTGTGCTAAATACATTATTAACGCTTTAGATTCTGAAAAATATCGAATTCGTGTCGTAAAAAGATAAAAAAAGTGGTATAAATAAAAACAGCAAACTAATTGTGTAAATAGTGGCTTCTAGGGCATTCAAAGATATCAATTTATCGTTTAAACGTCACCCTGTGACGAATGATGTGGTGACAATTCGTAATGAAGACGCTATTAAAAGGTCTGTAAGGAACATAATTTTCACAATTCTTGGTGAAAAACCGTTTGAACCTAATTTTGGCTCAGTTATTAACGAATCTTTGTTTGATTTAAATACATCTTTAAATGAAATACGAGTTTCAGATGAAATTAGATCATCTTTATTGATTTATGAACCAAGAATCAACAATATCGATGTAACAGTCACAGTTGCACCTGATACAAATGAGATGAATTGTACAGTTCAGTATGATATTACTGGAATTCCAGCACCAACACAAGAAGTAGACGTTCTCCTATTCCCAGCTAGAGTATAATGGCTTTCGGTCAATACGTTAATTTAGATTTTGATCAAATTAAAACGTCAATCAGAGATTATCTGAGGGCGAACACTAATTTTACTGATTATGATTTTGAAGGGTCTAACCTTTCGATCATTATTGATGCATTAGCATATAATACTTACACAACTGCCTATAATACCAATATGGCAGCAAATGAGTGTTTTCTTGATTCCGCTACACTTCGAGAAAACGTTGTTGCATTAGCAAGAAATATTGGTTACGTTCCAAGATCTCGTAGATCAGCAAGAGCAAAGATATCTTTCACTGTAGATGGTCTTGTAGAGACCTCAACACTTACAATTAATGCTGGCATCGTTTGTAATGGTGCTGGAGATAATACTAATTACATATTTTGCATTCCAGAAAATATTACGGTTCCTGTTACCAATGGAGTTGCTGAATTTAATAATGTTGAGATATATGAGGGAGTTTATATCTCTCAAAACTTTACTGTTGATACTTCCTTGTTTAATCAAAGATATATTCTTGATAATTCATTTATTGATACATCAACAATTAAAGTTAAAGTCAAACCATCTTCAACATCCACCTCTTCAGTCACATATCAACAGATTGATAACATTGTTGGCGTGACTTCAACATCAAATTCATACTTATTACAAGAAATTGAAGATGAAAGGTATGAATTGATCTTTGGTGACAATGTAATTGGTAAAAAACTATCAAATAACAACTATGTTACTGTTTCTTATATCGTAACTGATGGAAAAGAGGGAAATGGTGCTTCAGAATTCAGTTTTGTAGGAAATATTACAAATCAAGACGGTGCAGCGATCAATTCTAGTCTTATATCACTTGTTTCAACAGATGAAAAGTCAAGAGATGGTGATGAAATTGAATCAATATCATCAATTAAGTATTTTGCACCTCGAATTTACTCTTCTCAGTATCGTGCAGTCACATCATCCGACTATGAATCGGTTTTAGGATACATTTACCCTAACGTGGAGTCTGTTACCGCTTTTGGTGGTGAAGAAATGAGTCCACCTCGTTTTGGAAAAGTTTTTATCTCTGTCAAACCTCGAAATGGTGATTTTCTTTCTGATCAAACTAAAAGAGAGTTAGTTCAAAGATTGAAGAGTTATGCGGTTGCTGGAATCGTACCAGAGTTCATTGATTTAAAATATTTGTATGTTGAATTACAAACATCGCCATATTATAACCCAAGTTTGAATGATGATCCAAATAATCTCAAAACTGGTGTTTCAAATGCTTTAACTCAATATTCACGTTCGATTGATGTCAATAAGTTTGGTGGTAGATTCAAATATAGTAAAGCTGTGTCATTAATTGATAGTATTGACTCATCAATCACATCAAATATCACACTTGTTCAAATTCGTCGTAATTTAAAAGCAGTTACAGGTCAATTTGCTCAATATGAGGTTTGTTATGGTAATCGATTCCATACTCAAGAGAGTTCATACAATGTAGTTTCAACTGGATTTACAATTGAAGGTGTTACAGGAGTTGTTTACCTTGCTGATGAAGTCATTAATCGTGAAAAAGGAAGAATATTCTTCTTTACATATACAGAGGGATCAACTCCAAATATTGTTAAGAAGAATGCTGGAACAGTTGATTATATGACTGGTGAAGTTCTTATAGATACTGTGAACATACTTTCAACAGTAATTGCAAACAACGTTGTTGAAATTCAAGCAATACCTCATTCAAATGATATTGTAGGCCTTCGGGATTTATATGTTAAGTTCGATATGACAAATACAACAATTAATATGATTCCAGATTTAATTGCATCAGGCGAAAATACCTCTGGATCAAGATTTGTTCACACTCACAGTTATTATATGCCAACTTACACGAGAAAATCAAATTCTCCAGTCTCAACAGCATCAGCAATTCTTCCATCTACAGCTTCTTCGACTGCAACAACAACTACAAGTGGCGGAACATATTCATCAACAACCACAAGTTCAACAACTTCAACTTCATCATCCAGTTCTAGTTCTGGCGGCGGATATTAATGATAGACACCTCAATACAAAGAGTTGAAATCAATCAGGTAATTGAAAATCAGTTACCTGAGTTTGTGCAGTCCGAAAGTCCACTTTTTGTGGATTTTATGAAACAATATTATATCTCTCAAGAATATCAAGGTGGATCAATAAACATCGCTGAAAATCTTGACAGATATACTAAGTTACAAACATATGTTGGTGCTGCACTTACTGAATATACAGGATTATCAACAAATACAGAGTCATATTCATCTACGATCTTTGTAGATTCAACACAAGGATATCCAAGTAAATATGGATTAATTAAAATTGATGATGAGATCATCACTTATACTGGCATTGGAACCACATCATTTACTGGATGTGTTCGTGGATTTAGTGGTGTTGATGATATGGATCAACCTACAAGGCCTGATTTATTATCATTTAATACAACTGTAGGCACTTCTCATACTGGTGGTAGTAAGGTTCATAATCTATCCAATCTTTTCATTCGTGAATTTTTTAATAAACTCAAAACAACTTTTGCGAGTGGATTTGAGAGTCGTACTTTAAATAGTGATCTTGATCAAGTTAAATTTATTCGACAAATTAAAGATTTTTATAGAACAAAGGGAACAGAAGAGTCATATAAAATTTTGTTCAGAGCATTATATGGTCAAGAAGTAAGTATTATCAAACCATCTGAGTTTTTAATTAAACCATCAGATGCTGACTATGGTTTTGCACAGGATTTTGTAGTTAAACCGATTACAGGTGATCCACGAAATTTAAAAGGATCTACACTTTTTCAAGATGCTGATGAAGATGATGCCAATATTCGAGGTGCTTCTGGTGCGATATCAGACGTAAAAGACTTTTTATATGGTGGAGAACATTATTATCAAATCAGTATATCAAAAGATTCAATTGATGGCAACTTTATAGTTCCAGGCAGAACTCGTGTAACTGATCCTGTATCAATTGGTGCAACTGTGATCACAGTTGATACAACAGTTGGATTCCCTACAAGTGGTTCTCTATCATTACCAACAGCAAGTACTGCTGGAGTTGTAACTTACACAAGTAAAACTGCAAACCAGTTTGTAGGAGTGCCTACATCTGTTGATGTTTTAAACATTGGTGATGATATAAGATTCAATAATGTTGCATATGGTTATTCATTTGCAAGTAACACAAATAAGATAGAAGTTTTAGTTACAGGTGTTTTAAAAGACTTTCCAATTCCTGACACAACTTTTTACTTTAACAAAGGTGATAAGATTAATGTTGGTACATTTGGTATTAATAAAAGTTCTGAGGATGGAAATTTTGCATCATATGTTTATAATACTTCTGTAAAATTTACTCCAAAGACAATTACTCGACAGTCGAGTAGTAGTTTTAGCATCGTTACTCGATCTTCTCATGGATTTTTAGAGGAAGATGCAGTTGAAGTTTTAGATGCACAATCAACATTGATTGGAGTTGGTCGTGTTCTAAGCGTTATCAGTAGTTCAACATTTGTATTGGGTGATTTGCCTGGCGTTGGTGAATTCAATATTGCATTTATAAGAAGAAGATTAAAGAAAGGAAATAGTTCTCTTCACACTAATATTAACAAATATACAACTGATGTTCAAAATGTTTATGAACATGATAATGATGATTCTTACGTTGCCTCACCATCTTTACCAAGTTTAGGTAATGAACCTATAGTTGCACCAGATCGTTCTGTAACGTGGACTGGCGCCACTGGCGGCGACGTTATACAGTTAATACAGGTTACAGAGGGTGCTGCTGATCATGGATTCTACTCTGGAGAAGTTGTTACATACAATGTCATCAGTGGTTTCTTAGGCCAACTAATTGATGGAAAGAATTATTATGTAAGTCGTGTAAGTTCAAACAATATTCGTCTTGCAAACTCATTACCAGATCTTGTAAATGGTGATTTTGTAGATGCAACAGGGGATGGTACTTTTAAAATATCCGTTCCAGATTTAGCAAATAAAAAACTTGAACATCAAAAATTATTAAAGAGATTTCCTCTGACTCCACTATTTGATGGGGCGCAGCGTGAGACAGCGCCAGGCACGACTGGCATGCTTGTAAATGGTACAGAGATATCAAACTATAAGTCGGGTGATGTTATCTTTTTTGGTGGTGTTGAAACGATTGATGTTTTAGAAGGAGGATCTCAATATGATGTGATTACTCCTCCAAAAGTAAATGTTGAAAGTTTGACTGGTGCTGGAGTAAGTGCAACAGCAAACGTAAAGGGTTCATTTGAAAGACTCGATGTTATAGATCCAGGCTTTGATTATGTTTCACCACCATCTATTGAAATTAGTGGTGGTAATGGTCAAAATGCAATCGCAAGAGCAAGATTAAAACAAGTTGATCATTTTGTTGATTTTGATGCATCATCTACCAGTAATGCGATTAACATATCAGCTGATACAATTGGGTTTGGAACATTTCACAAGTTCCGAGATGGAGAGGCTGTAATATATAAAACATTTAATACTGGTGCAATTGGTATTGCAAGTGCTGGTATTACAACAGATCAAATTCAAGAAACACCAGATCAAAGACTTGTTGATGAATCAATTTACTTTGTGTCAAAAGTTAATAATACAACAATTAAACTTGCAAATAATCAAAATGATGCTTTAACGAAATCAAATTTACTTAATTTAACTGGATTTGCTGATGGATCACAAAGATTCCAAAGTTTATCAAAGAAGTTAGTTTTAGGTCAAGTTATTATTGAAAATCCTGGCGAGGGATATGAAAATAAAAGAAGATTAGTCCCCACTGCTGGAATCAATACATATTCTGATTTTATTGAATATGCAAATCATGGTTTTAAAGATGGAGAGATTATCCGTTATTCAAATAATGGTGTTAAGATTGGTGGTCTAGATACTGATCAAGATTACTATGTTTTAAAAGTAAGTGATAATCGATTCCGACTTGCCTCTGCTGGTATTGGAACTACTTTGTCTGATTTAAACTATCAAACAAAACAATTTGTTGGAATGACATCGATTGGGTCTGGAGAACATATATTTAACTATCCTCCAATCACTGTTGCAGTTAAAGGAACAATTGGAATTAATACATCAGAACCAGAAAATTATCATGCAACTATAAATCCAATCGTAAGAGGTTCAATTACATCTATTAACATAGAGAATCCTGGCCTTGGTTATGGAAATGATTCTACATTCAACTTTAGTATTCCACCTCAAGTTCGAGTTTCCTCTGGTTCATCTTCAGAATACAAAGCGATTGTAACAAATGGAAGAATACAATCTGTAATTGTAACTCGTTCTGGTGGTGAGTACACATCTACACCAGATCTTAGAATTTTAGGTGATGGTGTTGGTGCAAAAATTATATCTTCCATTAGCGATGGAAGTGTTAATAAAGTGACTGTTGATAATGGTGGTGTTGGATATTCAACTGCAAGTGTTGGAGTTGAAGAAGTCATTCCTGGCACTGGTGCTGTATTCTTACCAAAAATTAAATCTTGGGCCGTTAATAACGTTAAAAGATACGAGGATATATTTTATGATGATGATGGTTTCTTATCAAGAGGTGATAATGACGAAGGAATTAAATTTACATCTTTCTATGCTCCTAGAGGTTTAAGGAAAATATTAAAACAAAGAAATAGTGACGGAACAGTTGATTATACATCAAATGACTTAAATCTATTAAACAATGCAGAACAAGCATCTTTAAATCACTCTCCAATCATCGGGTGGGCATACGATGGTAATCCAATCTATGGCCCATATGGGTATGATAGAAAAGATGGTGGTAGTGTAAGAGTTATGATATCTGGATACTCTCTTAAAACATCCAGAGAAAATGGCCCTCCAATATCTACATTCCCACTCGGATTTTTCACTGAAGACTATGAATATCTTGGAGATGGTGATTTAGATGAAAATAATGGAAGATATTGTATTACTCCAGATTATCCAAATGGAACTTTTGCCTACTTTGCAACAATTAATCCAAATGAAAATGAAACAAGTGGAACATTTAAAAACTTCCGTTCTCCTGTATTTCCATATTTAATTGGTGAGAATTATGCTGCGAAACCAGATGATTGGAATTTTATAGAAACAAATAATCAAAATCTTGATTTAAATACTTTAAATTTAAGAAGAAATACAAATCCATATAAACTTGATAGTTCTGGTGCAGATTATGAAGGAATACATGACAGTCGAAAGTCAGTTGATCAAGAAGTTGAAGTTAATTATGCTTCCGCTGGTAGAATTAATCAATTTGAAATACTAAGTGCTGGATCTGGATATCAGGTTAAAGATGATCTTCGAGTTTTAAGTTTAGACAGAGGTAATGGTTTTTCAGCTGAAGTATCAAAGGTAGAGGGTCAAGAAATTGTATCAGTAGCTTCTACTATTTTTAAAGTTGAGAATTTAGTATTTTCATACAATAATTCAAATGGACAGATAACAGGACTTTCATCTCAACCTCATGATTTAGTTGTTGGTGATGTTGTCACTATTTCTGGACTTTCTACAGATTCCTTAAGAAGATTGGATGGAAGACATCAAATCGGATTTAATACATCATTCCTACAATTAAACACAGGCATTGGAACAACTGGTGCAACTGGTATCGTTACAAATATTTCAGTAACTGGTAACTTATCTCCAAATTCAATCAGAGCAAATGATGTTTTAGGTATTACAACAGAAAGATTTTTAGTTCTAAATGTTGATAATGTAAATGATAAACTTAGAGTTAAAAGACAGTTTGATGGCGTTTTAGGAACTGCACATACAAGTGCATCTCTTATTACTAACTTAAATCGCACGATTGTATTTAATTTAGGTATTAATACTGATATACAGACAAGAGTTAATATTCCATATTACTTTAATCCAATTGAAAGTGTTGCTCTAGGAGAATCAGCTGGAGTTGGTATTGGATCAACTGTTCGATATTCATTTAGAGTAGTTGGTGGTGCGTCTACAGAAAGATTTGTTCCAACTCAAAATATATTCTTACAAAATCATGGATTCAAAACTGGTGAGAAACTTCTATATTCAAGTGACACTGGCACTACATTACAAGTATCAAATGGTATAGGTCAAACATTTAGTCTAACTAATAATTCTCCAGTATTTGCAATCAATAATGGTATTAACTTGCTTGGATTATCCACAAATCCAGTTGCAATTGGTTCAACAGGATCTATTACTGGTATTGGATCAACTGCATACCAATTGTTCTTTAAGAGTCATGGAACTGGTGTAGTTCATAGTCTTACACCACAAAAAACAGAAATCACTGGTTTTGCTGAAAAAGTGATTGCAACAGTCGTTACTAAAGAACCACATAAATTACAAGCAAAAGATCGTGTTCAATTATCTGTAACGCCAGGAATTACAACATCCTTTGATATTCAATTTGATGACACAACTCGAAGAACATTTGTAAATCCACTAGACTTTGGTGCATCTGCTATTGATCTGACGAATGATGAAATTACAATTCCTGATCATGGATATAAAACTGGTGATAAGATACTTTACAAATCATCTAATCCAGCAAATCCATTATTTAATAACTTTACTTATTTCATTGTTAGAATTGATAAAAATGTAATTAAACTTTCAGAAACTGTTTTCAAATCCAAGAAGTTAATTCCAGATGTAATTTCACTTACATCGACTGGATCTGGTCATACTATTGCTCTTATCAATCCACCATTATCATTAACTCGTGGATATAAAGTTGGATTTGGTGTTTCACATACTTCTCTAACACAGGTTATATCAGGAAAGAAAACAAAAATATTTGATTTTGAATTATTCAGAGATACCAATTTTACAAATCCATATTTCAATAATAAGAAAGACGGTGGTTTCCAAGTAATTGGTGTTGGAACTGTTGGCGTGACCTCAACTGCAACGGTTGATGTTTCATTAACTGAAAATACACCTAATGATTTATTTTACAAATTAACTCCTGTTAATTTAGGTATTAATGCTCCATTTAAGAGAAATCCAATTATTGACACAGACGTTATCAATTACTCAAGTTTAAAGATAAGTGATAGTATGTATAATGGCGGTTTCTCAATTACAGGAATTGGAAGCACCACATTTAAATTTGTTTTACCATTTCAACCAGAGAAAGATGGATATACCAAAGAGGAAGCTACAGAATTGTCGTATTGCACATCTTCTCTAACTGCAATTGGTTCTATTAACGATATTAGAATTACTTCAAAGGGTAGAAATTATCGAAATATTCCTGTCGTAACTTCAATTGGATCTACGAGTGGTGTGGGTGCTGTTGTTCGTCTGAATAGTAATGAAACTGGTAAATTAAGAAATTACACAATTAAAAATTTAGGGTTTGATTATTCATCAGATAAAACAATTCAACCATCTGTTCAATTACCACAAATTTTAAGATTAGATAGATTATCCAAAATTGCAAATATTGGAATTAGTTCTGGTGGAAAGAATTATATTCAACCACCTAATATTGTTGTAATTGACCGTGTAACTGGTTTAGTTAAAGATCAAGTTATTACAGCGGTTGATATACAAGGAACATCTGTATCAGAAGTTAGACTTCTTAGAAATACAAATGATTTATATGATACAAATCCAAGAATTGTTGCCACAAATAACAATAATGGTATCAAAGTTAAAAATTTATCATATACAAGTGGTACTAATTTAGTAACTTTAACTCTTGAGGGTGCATATGACTCCACAACATATCCATTTACATTAGGAGAAAAGTTATACGTTGAAAATATTGGAATCGGATCTACAGGTAGTGGATATAATTCTTCAGATTATAATTATAACCCATTTGTAATTACTGGTGTTAACACAAATCCTGGCGGAGGAAATGCAACTGTTTCATATAATTTAGATTCATCAGTTACAAGCCCAGGCATCTTTAGCGGCCCGTCATCTTCTGGACAAGCAATACCATTTATCAACATTGCTCAATTTAATATTGATGTTGATGTTAATCAATTTAGTGTTGGAGAAACTGTAACCACTGGTGATAAAGTTGGAGTTGTAGTTGCTTGGAATGAGAATAATAAGTATTTAAAAGTTCTTTCAAACGATACATTTAATGTAAGTGAGTCGATTAGTGGACAATCATCTAAGTCAATTGCACTAATTGAACAAACAACTAAATTTGATTCGGTATTTAATATTGATTCTGATTCTGAGTTTAGAAGCGGATTCCGAAAAGAAACTGGAAAGTTAAATACTGAATTGCAAAAATTAGCAGATAACGATTACTATCAAACATTCTCATATTCATTAGGTAGTACAGTCGATTATGATACATGGAAAGATCCAGTTAATAGTCTTGGACATGTTGTTGGATTCAGAAATTTTGCAGACGTAAGTATTGTATCAACTGCATCAACCGATGATAAAAATCGTAGTAATGCATCTGTCGGTGTTTCAACTGCTGTTGCTGTTGTTGTTGCAGATTTAATAAGTGAAAATGAATCAATTCATAATTCATATGACTTTGATTTAGTTACGGAGAATTCTAAAAATATTGGTGGATTATTTGCATCTGATGAAATTAATTTTGCGAATAAAATCTTAACCGATTACATTGAATCAAGAACAAATAGAGCAATATCAATTGATAGCGTAAGTTCAGAGTTTAATGATCTGCCTCGTGCAACTGCATTCTCTGATGTATTCGACTTTAATATTAATGATATTGATGGAGTTAAGTTCTATGCAATGCTTTTTGATACTAGATTCTCAGGTGAGAAAGAGATAATTCAGATTAATTTACTTCATGATGGTTCTACTGGTTACATGATGAAGTTTGGACGTGTAGAGACAGCAATTGATCTTGGTGATTTTGATTTCAACGTGTCAGGAGTCACAGGTAATTTAAGATTTTTCCCAGCAAAATCTAAATTTAATAACTATGCACTAAGATTATTTGCTATAGAGACATTTAAAAATACACAGACTGGTATTAGCACCCTATCTCTTGGAACAGGATATGACATCATTTCTACTTCATCTGGTATTGGATCTACAGATCCGTCTCCTGTACAGGTTGTGGGATTTGGATCAACTGCAATTACGACCAGTAAGTTGTTTATACAAACACAAGAATTGGGTGGAGATCAAAGAACTCAATTAAATGAGTTGGTTGTTTTGAATGATAGTGAAGAAGTATATCTTTTAGATTATGCTCAGATGACAAATGATAACCTTTCTATTACTGATGCTCCAAGTGTGGGTTTAGGAACGTTTGGTGCAGATGTAAGGTCAGGTATTACAAGTGTTTACTTTACTCCTGTAACTGGCGTTGGTGTAACGATGAGAGTTCATCAGGTAGCAATCGGAGGAACTGCAACAGGTATTGGAAGCACAACAATATCATTAACAGAAGTATTAACCACAACAACAAATATTGCAGCAACAGGAACTCCACAACCAACAAGAATTAGTGGAATTAATTCAAACACATACACAGCTTTTGATGCGTTGATTGAAATACATGATACGACAAATGATAAGTACGCTGTTACTCAAGTAACTGCAATTCACGACACCATTACTCCTTACTTTATTGAGTTTGGTTACATGGATAACTTCTCCACTAATGTTACTAGTTTCTCTGGTATTGGAACTGTTGGTGTTGGATATTCGTCTGCAACTGGTGGTGATATTGAACTCCGTTTAACTCCTCCAGCAAATACAGCGATAACAACTAAAGTATTCCAGTATAATTTCAATGAGACTGGAAGTGGTGGTGTTGGTTTTGTTACATTCACAGATTCTAGATTAAAATCTGTTGAAGGTTCATATACTGGAACTGAGAATGATATTAAGTTTTCATTCAACATGAAACACACAGGCGACGCAATATTCCATAAAACATTTGATTCAGAAGACGCAGCAGTAGTTGATGTTACAAACAATACATTCGTAGTTGATAATCACTTCTTCCAGACTGGTGAGGAATTAACCTACAGCCCAATTGGTTCTGGAACAACCATGAACATTGGAATCGCAGCTACTGCTATCAGTGGAATTGGTGTTACTTCCAAAATGCCACCTACAGTGTTTGCAGTTAAGATTGCAGAAAACAAATTCAAAGTCGCCAGAACTGCAGCTGAAGCACTTCAAAATGTTCCAAAGATTATTGATATTACATCTGTTGGTATTGGAACAACTCAATCATTTACTTCAAATAATCTTAACTCTAAAGTATTAGTAACTCTTGATAATAATATTCAAAGTCCAGTTATACAATCACCGATTGTATCTAAACTTTCATTTAACGTATTAACAACAACCGACTTTATTACATTAACAGGTATATCGTCATTCTTCTCTGGTGACGTTATTAAAGTTAATGATGAATTTATGAAGATTGATACTGTCGGTATCGGATCTACAAACCAAATGCTTGTGAAGAGGGGTCAACTTAATTCTGCAATAGCGAATCATGATGCTAATGATGTTGTTACTAAGTTCTTAGGTAATTATCAGATTGTTAAAGATACAATTAACTTTACAGAAGCACCTAAAGGTGAGAAAGGCCCAGCTGGTTTAACAACTACATCTACTTTTGTTGGTCGTGTATTTACACATACTGGTGTTCCTGGCGGATCTCAAGAAACTTATGTAAATAATTTTGTATTCGATACAGTTGAAGATCAATTTACAGGAATTGCAACAAACTTTATTCTTAAATCTGGTGGTTCAAATGTAACTGGATTTGCAACAAATACAGGAGTAATTCTTCTCAATGAAATATTCCAGAATCCAAATGATGATTATAATATCGTTGAAACTGCTGGCATTACATCTGTAAGTTTCACAGGTGTTGGAGTTACAAATAATTATGATGTGAACGTGTCATCTGTTCCTAGAGGTGGTATTATTGTTTCAGTTGGAGAAAGTGAATCATTTGGATATCAATCTTTAGTTGCTGCTGGTGGAACTGCAATTGTATCTGCTGCTGGAACTGTTGAATCTGTATCTATTGGAAATAGTGGATCAGGTTATAGAGTTGGACTTCAAACTAATATTCTTGTGAGGGCAGTTGGAAGTTCTGGCATTGTAACTATTGGTAAGGCAAACGTATCTGCTGGTATAGTTACATCAGTTACTATCACTAATGGTGGTGGTTCTGGATTTACCTCTGTAACTCCTCCAGATCTTGAGTTTGATTTACCACTTAATTATGAAAACATGAGATTAACAGGTAGTTCTACAGGTATTGGTGCATCTGTATCAGTCCGTGTTGGTGCTGCATCAAGTATGATTAATTTTGAGATTACTAACTTTGGATATAATTATAAAATTGGTGATGTTTTAACTATCGAACAAGAGGGACAAGCTGGTATTCCTACAGACGCATCAAAAGTTTCTACATTCAAACCATTCATACTAACTGTTCTTGATACCTTTAATGACAGTTTCTCTGGATTTACATTTGGTCAACTAGAAAAATTAAATAGTTTTGAAGATCAGTTTGATGGAACTCGAAGGTCATTTAACTTAACTAAGACAATTGGTGCTGCAGAAACTCTAATCACATTAAGATCTGCGAAAGGTTCTCCAATTCGTGTAGAGGATAATTGTTTAATATTCTTAAATGATATTCTTCAAGTTCCTTTTGAAAGTTATGTATTTAATGGTGGTTCACAAGTTACATTCTCTGAACCACCAAAGGCTGATGATAAGGTGAGAATCTACTATTATCGTGGATCTGATCATGATGTAGTTGATGTTGACATTTTAGAAACAGTTAAAACTGGTGACAATTTAACAATTAATAAGTATCCTGATATTGGATTGGATGATGTATTCCAACAAGAACAAAGAACAGTTACAGGTATTACTACATCTGACTCTGTAACAACTAACACATATATTGATGCTGGAATCACCACAGTCAGAACACTTCAAAGACCAGTTACTTGGAAGAAACAAATTAAAGATGTTGTGATAAACAATATTGGAATTGGTAAAGATAGAGTTGAATTAGAACCTGGCATTCGTCCAACTGCATACTTGATTAAGAGTGTATCTGCTGGTTCAACTGAGATGTTTGTAGATACTTCAGTTCCATTGTTTAATCAAGTTGATGATATTGTTGAAGTTAAACAAAGCGTATTGATTCTTGACCGCACAACCAAAACAGGTGTTGCTGCAACTGCAATAGTATCTGGAACTGGAGGTATATCAACAGTTTCCATATCAAATGGTGGATCAGGATACACTGCTTCTCCTCATGTGTCAATCGGTGTAACTGCTGGTATTGGAACTATCTTTGCTGGTATTGGAACAACATCTGCAAATGCGACAGCTGTTGCAACTGTATCTGCTGCTGGAACGATATCTGCTGTTACAATAACAAGTGCTGGTGCTGGATACACAAATACAAATCCACCAGTAGTTTCAATTGAACCAGAATCTGTCACTCAAGATACTTTAACTAGTATTAAGTATGATGGTGATTTTGGAGAAATAGTTGGAATTGGAACAACGACTGTCGCTGGAATTGGAACTGCATTGCAGTTTGATTTATTCATTCCAAAAAATTCTGTTCTTCGTGATACGTCAGTCATGCCATCTGCCGTAACTGTAAGTGGTATTCAATCAGGATATTACTTTACTGTATTTGATAGTAATGTAGGTAGTGGTTTAACTTCCTATGAGAATGCAATTGGAACTTCTCCAGTTGGTATTGGTACATCCTTTATAGATAATATATACAAGGTACATAGTGCTAAAAACGTAACTGGCGATGCATATGGTATTGGATCGACTGTTGGTATTAATACAGCTCTAAGAAGAGTCACTGTTAGTGTCAGTTCAACTGAGGGTATTGGTATTGGAAGTGGATTCTATGGTAGATTCTCTTGGGGTCGTTTACATGATTTCGTTAAGGAAGGAACTAGTTCCTTTACTGCAATTAATAATGATGGTATTACAGGAATCAAAACTGGCCCTGTGATTATCAGAACTAGGGATTTAAAAGAGTCCTTTAGTTAATATAAATAAAAACAAAAAGTCTTCGATAAAAATGTCAGCAATTATAACTGATCAACTGCGAATATTAAACTCTGAGAATTTTGTAGCGGGTATAGCTTCAACTACGAACAGTTATTATGCGTGGATTGGTCTTCCTAACCCAGCAGATTTCCAATCAGATTGGAGTGAGAATCCACCATCTCCTAAAGATTCTTTTAGTGAAGAGAATGATTATTGGGATACAATGATCGCCCTAAAGAAGTTAAATTCAGATGATATTGCAAGAGTAGTTAGAAAAATAACTTGGTCGTCAGGTACAACATATGAGATGTATCGAGATGATTATTCTCGATCTAATTTGTCACCACAAACTAGTTCAACTAATTTGTTTGATACAAATTATTATGTGATGAATCAAAACTTTAGAGTTTATATTTGTCTACAGAATGGAACAAACCCAGAGAACACATCTGGAAGACCATCTCTTGATGAACCATTATTTACAGACTTGGAACCAAGATCTGCTGGTGCTTCTGGAGACGGATATATTTGGAAATATCTTTTCACAATTGATCCTAATAGTATCATCAAATTTGATTCAACAAGTTTTATACCACTACCTCAAGATTGGATTAATAATAATGATGTTGCTGCAGTTAGAAATAACGCTGCAACTAGTGGACAGTTAAAGATAGTTAGTATTACTAATCGTGGTGTTGGTTACGGAACTGCTGCAACTTATAATAACGTTCCGATCAAGGGTGACGGAAGTGGTGGTAGGTGTTCTGTTGTTGTGAATGCTGCTGGTAAAATTGATTCAGTTGAAGTTACTAACGGTGGATCAAATTATACTTTCGGATCTGTTGGGCTAAGTGATGTTGGTCTTACAAACCCATCAGGATCTACAGATGCAGATTTTAATGTTATTATTCCTCCTCAAAATGGACATGGTGCTGATATATACAGAGAGTTAGGTGCAAATCGTGTTTTAATTTATTCTCGTTTAGAGAATGATGTATCTAATCCTGACTTTATTGTAGGAAACCAGTTCTCTCGTGTTGGTCTTTGTAGAGATCCTCTTGCATTTGGATCAGAAAATAAACTTACTCTCTCTAAAGCGAGTGCTGTTTATGCATTAAAACTGACTGGTGCTGGATCAACAACCACAACATTCACTGCTGACTCTGAGGTAACTCAAGAAATCGGTATTGGATCAACTGCTGTTGGTCGTGTAATAAATTGGGATGCTACAACTGGAGTTCTTAAATATTGGCAAGATCGAAGACTTGCAATATCAACTGATGGAACTGCACCTTCATACGGATTTGAATTGTTTAGATTTAGTGCTGACCCTGCAACTGGAGCTGGAACAACTGTATTTGGTGGAACAAGTAATCTAAATATAGATACTAATTTCGGAACTTCCCTATCGCCTGGTCTTTCTACCTCAATAAATAGTAGGACTTACAATTTAGGAATGAGTTTTGTGAAAGGTGTTGCTAACCCAGAGGTGAAAAAATATAGCGGTGATATCATTTACGTTGATAATAGAGCTGCTGTTACTCGCAGTTCACAGCAAAAAGAAGACATCAAGATCGTACTGGAATTTTAAAAAATCATGCCACAGGAAACCAATCTAAACGTATCGCCATATTTTGACGATTTTGATAAGAA